GAACGAGCCCGTGCTGAGGCGGAAATCCTCCGTCAGCGTGAGGCCGAAGAGTTGAGCGCCAAGGAACTTCTCTCCAAGCGTGAGGACGAGTTCAATCAGCGCATCAATCAGGTTGAGCAGGAATGGCGTGCCAAGTTTGAAGACATTGAGCGCCAGCGCCAAGCGCAGGAAGCCCTCCTTGAAAAGGAGCGTCGCATCCAGCAGATTGATTCTTACCGCCAGCGTCGTATGGCGGAAGAGCAAGAGACTATTATCCCCGAACTCCGTGATTTGATTTCGGGAAATAGTGAAGAAGATATTGATAATAGTATTTCTGTGCTCCGTGAGCGCAGTAATGCTATAATTGAATCAATCCAACAGGCGACTTCCCAAAGTCGTCTGCGGGGACCGCAGGTAACTGCGCCCCCGACTGGGCCAATGGAAAACCAATCGGAATACCAGACGCTTTCTGCGGATGACATCCGCAATATGCCGATGGATCAGTACATGAAAATGCGTGAACGGCTCATGCAAGCGGCTCGGGGAACCCGAGGACGCTTCTAACCAACCCAACAACAACAACTTATCCCGGAGGATATTCACATGGCCCTTCCCGCCCCTGTAGGGGGTGCGATCACCGGAGCAGGTCTTGGTTCCATTACCACGACTGGTTACTCCAGCGACGCCACTCTCTCGCCCGCAATCCAGCAAATCTGGTCCAAGGAGATTCTGTTTCAGGCGATGCCCGTGCTTCGCTTTGAGCAGTTCGCCGTGAAGAAGACCGAACTCGGCGTCATGCCCGGTCTGACCATCAACTTCATGCGCTACAACAACCTCAGCGTCAACGAGGACTCCGGCGCGACCCTTACCGAAGGTGTTCGTATGGAGCCCACCTCGCTGTCGGCTAGCCAGATTCAGATCACCGTGTCTGAGCATGGTCAGGCTGTTGCCGTGACTGAACTCCTGCTCAATGCGTCGTTTGACGACGTCATGGCCTCGTCGTCGCGCCTCCTCGGCCGTCACATGGCTCAGAGCATGGACATTCAGGCTCGTAACACCCTGTACAAGGCTGGCGTGCCGTTCGGCGGCGGGTCGGCTGTGGCTCCGAGCGTCGTGTTCGGTCGCACCGCGGCTTCGGCTCGTGGCGCCATCAGCCCCTACGACGCTGGTACCCTCGGCACCGCTTCGGCCCCCGGCTACCTCAGCCCCGCGTCCATCAAGGACGCCGTGGAGGTGCTCGCTGGTCAGAACATCCCGCGCTTGGGTGACACCTATGTGTGCTTCGTGCACCCGTCGCAGAGCCGCTCGCTCCGTGACTGGCCGGAGTTCATTGAGGTCACGAAGTACGCCGCCCCCGGCAACTTCATGCTCGGTGAAATCGGCCGTCTGTACGATGTGGTGTTCATTGAGACCACTCAGGTCAAGAAGGGCTTGGACGCCACCGCGGCTTCCTCGTCGCTGTACGACCTCGGTGCGACCCTTGACAGCAACGCTTCGGCGGGCTTCCAAGAGAACGCTGACGCTTACAACGCCATCATGATCGGTGACAACGCCTTCGGTCACGCCATCGCCCTCCCGGTTGAACTCCGCGACGGTGGTGTCATTGACTTCGGTCGTGAGCACGGTCTGGCGTGGTACGCGATCTGGGGCTTCGGAGTCATCACTCACGAGAGCCGCGTGATCCTCAACACCCTCGGTGGTGCGATTTCCTGAACTTAGGTTCAGAAGAGATGTCGGCGGTGGGGGCCTTTGGCCCTCACCGCTGATAATCTAAATACCAAACAACAAGGAGAAAACACATGGCAACCAACAAAAAGAACCCGGCTTTTGCCGAACTTGACGACACCGCGGATGTGGTGGAAGTCAGCGAAGAGACCCCCGTGGTCTCTGCCCCGAAGTCTGCCCCCGTGCAGGACAACCTCGTTACGGCTCGTGTTAAGGGAACATGGAAGATGTTCTGGGGCCGTGCGACCTACGATTTTGAAGATGGTAAGCGTTACCGCATCCCCCGTGATCTGTACGACTACCTCGTGCGTCACTCAAACATTTACGACACCGTCTGAGGTAACTAATGGCTTTTATCGTCCCTAATGCGACTGCTACGGGAGCAAGCAAGAAGTTCATCAGCATCAACCAAGCCGAACCCGACTCGGTTGATCTGGAATCTCTTGGCAACACCCGTAACTTTATTCGCAGTGGTGGGGCGGTAACAGTCTCTGGCACTAACAGTGTCAGTACCGCGGCTGGGGTGGCGGTGATCCAAGGAGTTCCGTACTCTTTTAATGCCAGTACGGTCACAGAGACCCTACCGGCGTCTAACTCACGCTTTGACCTTCTGGTTGTGCGCCTAACTGGAACCACCGCCGCCGTAACGGTCATAACTGGTACCGCTGACCCAGTAAACCCAACCTTGCCTCCCAGTTCCTCAGCGCTGGAGACAGGTTCTACGGTGACGGATTACTATAATCCCACCACCGATGCCGTTCTTGCGTCTATTTATTTGGTGGCGTCTACGAACCTAGACACCTCGTCAAACTACGCAAACATCGTAGATAAGCGAATCCTCAGCGCAGAGCCACTGACGTACACTTCGGCTAGCGCCCCCACGCATAGCGCTAAAGATGTCGTTGGGGATACCGTGGTATATAACGGTGCAACCTACATTAAGACAGCCGCGAGCACTTGGGCGCAAATTGCTACCACCGCGGATACTGAAGTTGCAAGAATGCCAATAGGTGGCATCTTTGCGTTTGCTGGAACGCACAACACCTCTGCTTCGCCTAACTCATCGTATTACATGGAGTGCGATGGTAGGTCATTGAGCACCACTACCTACTCTGCGTTGCATGACGTTATTGGTTACTCGTTCGGCGGATCGGGGGGTGCTTTCAACATTCCCAATCTGACCGGCGATACTGGCGTCGTCGGTGCGTCTCCTGCTGAAATGACGTCCACTAAGGTCGCCAGCACTTCCAATACTGCCACGCTCGCGGTAGCAAACATGCCCGCGCATAACCACGGTAATGTCACCATTGATTTTGGTACAAAGGCTGGGACAGGTACCTTTGATAATCATAATCACTACATCTTAAACGGTGCCGCTCTACCCACTCTTAGTTTTGTGCGGCGTAAGGGTGGGGGGTACCCCGGATCGTTCACATACATCATCCCAGCGGACTCCAATGGAGACGGCGTCATAGACGGTCTTAGTGGTGTTCCGGGCGGTATGGTGATTGACGAAGTAGTTACAACTGACTCTGTAGTAACTTCTCGTGGGGTCACAGTAAGTACTGTGGTTGGATCAGCATCTGGTGCGGTGCCCTCTCAGGGAACTGGTACGAGTTTTAGTATTGTTTCAAAGAGCCTGCGCGTGCGTTGGTACATCCGTTACGCATGAGCGACACGCCGATTGAACCGATTGAGGCGGGGACCTCAGAACAAATCATTCTGAAGCGTGGTTTTATGGTGCATCGCCTTCGGGAAACTCAGCCCGCTGTAAATCAGCCCGCTCAGGACACTATTCCCGGAGCAGGCTCGGGCGATCAGTAGTAATATAGAGATTCATGGCGACAATCTCCGATATTTCTAAAATTGCAAGAAACTACTTAAGAGACTTCCCAAAGTTCTTCCAAGTTTCTTTTCCCGTTGTTGGTCGTACCTACGAACTCGGCCATATCAACATTGACGCAGACACCTTGTGGGTGGCTGTCGTTGGTGGGCCGGGTACCGCCGCGTCTACGCTGGCGACTACCGACTACACGATTGACTCACGCAACGGCATTTTGCGGTTGGCTAACACTGTGTCGTCTTCTTTGACGATCTTGGTTGAGGGTTACTACTACGAATGGGTTACCCCTGATGACCTTGACTTTTATACGCAGAAGGCCATCGCAAAGCACCTAGTAAACCTTGATTTAGCGATTGAGGAACTGGCTGATGTGGTGATCAACGCAATCGGTATTGCGGCTATTACAGAGTGCCTGTGGGCCCTTATGACGGAGTTCAGCCGTGACATTGATGTGATGACCTCAGAGTCCATCCACATCCCCGCTAGCCAGCGCTTCCGCATGGTTCAATCCCTCTTGGCCCAGTGGGAAGAGGAGTACAAGAAGCACGCCACGGCCCTCAATATTGGTCTGGACCGTATGGAGGTCTTCACCCTTCGTCGTGTTTCCCGTACCACGAACTACCTCATCCCGCTGTACCGTCCCCGCGAATTGGGCGACTACAGTCCTCCGGAA